TTTTGCAAATCAGCTATATCTTGTAAGTCTGATTGACCAATCCCTCTCTTATGCGATTTGGAATTGTATAAAATAACTGCTGGTATTTTGCCAATCAGATTATCGGCAGTATCTATTATAGTTGGGTCTGATCTATCATCTTTTGCATAAATTGTTTCTATTCGATCAGGAAACCATAACCTAAAATATGTACCACCATCTTTATCTACTTCTTCTCTAATTTTAAGATAGTCTAAATAATATTTACCATTTACTTCTCTTTTAAAATTCCAATCTAAAACATTCTCAGGTGTAACGATTGAAATATATGGTCTTATTTCTTGATTAAGTTCGTCTGCTCTTGTTCTGGTTTGTATAGCTGGTTTATCTAAAATCATAAATGTATGACCATAAATAGCCGCATAGTTTTGAGCCTGTTTCATAACAGAATTAAAGCTGTTACCCTCTAAGTCTGCATCTTTTAAAAATGGTTCTAAACTAGGCTCCTCAGACATAGAACCAAAATCTCTTGAAGCTTTTACTCTAAACAAAAAAGATGAGTAAATTTGAATTATGTTTTTACAATGATTATCGCATGGTGTGTTACCAAGTCTTTGATTGTATTCGTTATCTAATTCAAGATTGTATCTATTTAAATATTGACCAATAGTATAATCATAGCCGCCATTATATGATCTTATAAAATATTCCCAAAGGTTTACGTTTTCTTTGTAATCTTTGTGTGTGTCGTAAGCATCATCTCTTGTATAAGCCATATTATTTGTGAACCCATCTTGTTGGTATTGAACTTGGCATTTGAGTAACTAAAGGTTTTATATAATCAATCATGTAACCTAAAGCGTCATTCATATGGTCAAATCCATCTTCTTTGTCAGGAATATTTGTATCTTCCTTGTACGTTTGTCTTTGTAATCCTTTTATAAGATATTTGCAAGAATTGCTAATAAAAATATGTCTTAATCCTTTTGAATCTTTTAGTTTAGAGTTAACAGCATTTATTCTATCTCTTACTGCTGGGTGTCTATGTTTTACCTTAACTGTAAATCCACCATTTTGTAAAATAGATAAATCTGTTCTTCCACCAGCAGAAGTTTTTCTTTGTCTTGATGCTGGGTCAGGATAGATAAATATTGGTATTTTAGTTCCGTATCTATCTCTTATCTCTTGCACCATTTCGTCTGTATTACTTGAATAAATTACTATCTCATCAACTAAATATATTTTTTCTTTTTCTATTTGTGCAACACAAGCTGACATTGGGTCTATGTTAAAATCCATTCCAATATGTAAAGGCTTTGTCCAATCTAATTTTTTATGAACAACAGACTCAACAGGGTGAAAGTTATAATAAATAGCACCAGCATAATTTTCAAATGTACCCTCAAACTCTTGCCTAAAGGTTCTTTGATCTAAGTCTTGTCTTGCTTGATCTATTTCTTTTGGAGTAACCATTCCACCCTCTAATGTAGTGTATTGAAAGCTATCCCATTCAGGGTCTTGCTTACCTTTTAGATACATCTCATAAGACCAGTTACCATAGCCTTTAGGAGTTCCACACATAAAAACATTCCCTAATGTGTCACTTACACTAGCCCTTAAAACTTCAAACCATGCTCTTTTGTCTATATCAGCAAATTCATCTAAAATTAAAAAGTTTAACCCTGTTCCTCTAAGTGTATCTGGCAAGTCAGCAGACTTAAGTGATATTGTGCTTTTAGTTTTTCGTATAGTTATTGTAAGTGTAGTTTCGTTTATATCTTCTATCCAATTAAAATTGTTAAGTATCTCTTTGAGGTTTGACCAACAAATATCTTTTGCCATTTTAAGAGTAGGAGCAACATACCATATTTTTTGATTAGGAAGTGCCGCATATTTCATCATCTCTGTTATAGCAAGATATGTTTTACCAAATCTTCTACCTGATATTAATACTCTAAATCTTTTATTTGATGACGATATATGATGTTGGGGTTTTGTTAGAGTGATCTTCATTACAACCAAATTTTATGTAGATATTATATTTATTAACGTCTTTTCTACCAAGTTCTACAATTTTATTATAAGATTCATTATATCCATCTAGTAAACATTCATAAGCATCTGTATATGGCATTTGCATAGTATAAGGTGGAATACATTGTGTTTTACCATTTATTACAGAACAAATTACCATTGTTAAAATAAATTTCATTTATTTCTTCTTTCGCTTGTAATTCCTTTTGGTCTTTACTCTCCAAGTCCAATGAAATATTTCTCGTGTTATTTTTTCTATTTTTTCTAAAACCCAATCTATCATAATACATAAACATAAATTAATTTAATATAAGTTTTTTTATACTTTTCTCTCCCATATATATTTCTATTTCTGCTTTTCCTCTATAACATTTGTAAGATACAGATTCACTATATTGTCTCTCAGCTTCACGTTTACCACGCAAACACATGGCCATATTATTTTTTATTCTGTGTTCCTTAATCTCTCCGTTATAAAACATAAGTAAAGCTACCACATACTCAATCATAATATTTTACCCTTGTTTTTACCTTCCTTTATAACGTACTTTTGAGTTCCATGTTTTCCTGTTTCTACTTCTTTTTTTAAATTTTTTGTTAAATTTCTTTGTTTATTTTGTTTATTAATTTTTTCAATGTGATCTAAAATTTTTTTAGTAATTCTTCCCGTTGCCATTATATTTCATTTCTCTATTTGAATCTTTTAGTTTTTCAATATCAAACAAAACCTTTTCCATTTGTTTTTGTAAAAATTCTATATTTACTTTATTGAGTGCCATTGACTCAATGTGTTTGTTTAATCTGTCTGTTGTTTTGTATAAATCCTCTATCATCATAAATTGTTCTGAGTCTGCTGGTAAAGAACCCATTTGTCCTCTTGGCCATTTAATCCTAAATTCAGTATTGTGTTCTACATCTTTTTGCATAAGTTCTAATGTTGTTGCCATTCTATTTTGTGATTCTATTATTCCAAAGTAAGCCCAAGTTCCCATAGCAACCATAGCTATTAAAGAGGCAACTGTTTTAAATGGCATTTGGACTCTTGCTTCTTCTGAAATATTTAATGGTTTATTGCTCATATTTTAAAACCTTTTTTCCATGATTGAATAGCCCAATAAGCTGGACTCAAAGTTTTTTGTCCTTTTACTTTTGCCAAGATAGGTCTAAATCTAGCAAAAAACATTCTTTGTCTTATGGGATTATTCTTACGAATTGGCATGCCTTTTGCACCAAATCTGACTATTTGAACTCTACCTGATTTTTTATTTCTAACATAAACTCCAAACTTCTTTGAAGCTGATGGTGTTCTAAAAGGTTTATTTAATTTTCTATTTCCATGTATTGACATGGTTTTCTATTATCATTTATTATCTGCAAATACACCCAAAAAGATAACCTGAACCATTTTTCATTTGATGTAGATTTATTGGTGGTTCTAAATAGTTTGTAAATTCTAATCTAATAATATCGCATAAAGAAAAACAATTTACGTCTGTTACGATCTTAATATGATTTAACATTTCTTTTGTCACCTGAACAAGAGTATAGACACCATCATTCATAATAATTAGTTCCATTATCTTCTAAAACGTCTTGGTCGCCATTGGTTGCAGAAGTAAGTATCTTTGACTCCTCTAGTTCTATAAATACCACAAAAGCCACCACCTCTATGTGAAAACATTCCGCAATTTCCACAGCTACCTCTACCAAAAGATTTTCTAAAATCTTGTGGCATTTGATAGGGTATAAACTCGCCATTAGGATAAAAGTTTGATCTTTTCATTTACCCTGTCCTCGATATTTCTTGTATGATCTTCGCTTGTTTTTATTCATTGAACTAAATTTAGGTCGTCTACCAATAGATGTGCCGTTCTCTGTACGAGTATATTCTATAACTTTACCATATAAATTACCCTTTTTTTTTGCCATTTAAGTCTTTAACTTCTTCTGCTTTAGCTTCAATAATTAATGGTAAAGGTTCTGTAGTGTTGGTATTGTGTATTCGATCAGACATATTCAGGTATTGCTTACTTAACCAGATCAAAAGCTTATCATTACCTTTCATAGCTTTTTCGTACATTCTTTTTCTTAAACTAGCTTTACCTTTGTTTTTATTAACTTCTAATAAATCGGCAAATCTTCTTTGTAAAGTTCTTGCAGATATTCCTACAATGCTTCCTATTTCTTCTTGTGTGCATCCTATTTGACTAAGATTTGCTAATATTTTTTCATCAATATCTTTATGTGGTCTGCCTAATTGTTTCTTCTTTTCTGCCTTATTTATGTCGGATTTCATATTGTTATATCTCTATCTTTTTTAACTCTTTAATGCAACCAATCGGAAATATATTACGATCACTAAAAGTTTCTTCATCATAACTAGCAAATGTCCATAAATACTTTTTATCTTTTTTAAATACATAAGCGTAAGTATTCATAACTGCTGGTTTCATCTTCTCGAATTCACTAAATGAAAAATGTGAA